TATTTAACCTTTATATATCATTATTTATCTTATTGAATTTACAAATAATATAACCATTACCGAAGTATCATTGGCACATTTATCTGTTTACTCTCCCTTTAATGTATTATTTCGAGTTAGTTTCAATTTATATTTAAATTTCTTTTATTCTTCATCTGCTATATCCATGTATTATTGTGTTTAAGAAAATTGATTTATTTAGGTATTTTTATATTTAAGTAATCGAGGGTCGCATTAATTCATAATGAATATTAGTGTAGTGAGTTTTCACATCAGACTACACCGACATTAAGCATTGGCAAATTTCCAATATGCAAAACGATATTACCGTCACTAAAGATTACCTATCAGTTAGCTAAACTCGTTTACAGACCCAGAAGCCAGCACAATTGCAATGCAGCTGGCAAAATAAATTTACCTGAAATTGATGTATAAAATAACAACCAAAGCTTGATTAAGGCGCGTTAGCTGTTCAAATTATGTGCTTTAATGCAGCTAATAAAAATGAAACTGTCTGCTCGTTTATGCCATGCAATGAGCAATATAGAGGTTACTCCATTTTTAATCAGAATAAAAACGCATTTTTTAGTTTCGGCTTAACAGCTGGCATCGGTATATTTTTCTTAACCATCGACAAGTGCAAAACAACGGTTTGTTTAATCTGAGTTTGAATTAGACTTTTGAGTAAGTTTTCTCTTTATGTAGAAAAAATAATAAATTACTCACTTACCTTTCAGCACAACCCACTAGTCAGCAAATTACCCGCAATCATTTTGCCATAACGATAATTTTATCTGTAGATAGAAAAGCTGTTTATAAAATTTTCTGCCACTATTTAGTTACTTAATATTTAAAATAACAACTGTATCTATAAATCAATATATTTCATTAAGGTATAAAATATCGTGAGTTAAGCAATTTATCTGAATTAAAGCGGCTTGAATTTACCTGATTCATGCTTAATATTATCTTTATCAATTATCTATATTAACTCCATTTCTCGTTATTTCCCTTTTCCATACCATCCAAGATACTAACCATTATTGAAAATATATGCTTAAAACATATTTTTGTATGGAAACCTGATATTACGCTATTAAATTTTAAAATATTTTTTTAACTATACTCTCTTTTAAGCCTAATTTGCAAGTTTTAATCTGGATAAACTACTTCAGATGTTGTTCGGTTACTGTTTTTTTTAAACCAATTATTAGTAATGTTACCATTTATATGGTTTTTTAGGATAAGTTATTAGCTTGGGTGATAAATGAAGTAATACTATTTCTTGAATGATAATTTAGCATTGTTAAATCGATAATAATCATTAAATATTATTACATATTTAACAGATTATATTAACGGCACTATACTCAAGTATGTCATTAAAATAAACATTTCTGACAACAAAAATGGCATTAATTTGAACCAATAAAAAGTATAATCGCAGACACTAACAATTGAATTCTGAATCAGACTTCCCTGTGGCACAGAAGTCGAATCGATATGTCAAATTAATATCAGTATAATCAGAAAAAAACAGCATACCCCGCGCAAAACCCGCACAATAGTTTTAGCAAATAAAAAATTAGACGCCCGCTATCGCCTAATTATCCTTGCTAATCAATATTTTATTTGGTAAAGGTAAGCGAAATCGAACCGCTGACCTCTTGCATGCCATGCAAGCAGCCAAACATTTAGTTATTTATTATCAGTAATTTATATATTGCCGCTTGCCACACAATCAGCAATATTAATCAATACTAATCATTAATAAGTCGCACAAAACCCGCACAGTGGATTCGTGCCTTTTGGACGTCAGATAATACATTTCAACCGTGGTGATCTCCACCACGGTTAATCTTTTACTTACAAGCTTTACTGAATAGCTTTTACCAGCGCGCTATGCCGCCTTGCACAGTCGTTATACTTCCCTACCACCCCAACTACCCACGGCAAGATGTCTGCGCCTGTAGACCCGTTTAACGGGCTTAATTCAGGGCAGGGCTCGACAAGGTTGGCTGGAATGCTAGCGACTGCTGATTGCTTCGTTGATGATGCGCACCCCTGAAGCATCCAGACACACATTAGTGTACACAGGAACTTTAACAATCTTTGTAACTTGTGCTTGTCGTTCATCTTGTTTTACCTCACTCTTCGCTTTCTGTTTCTCGTATTCTTGGCTGGCTTTGTTAGCCGCCTCCTGCTGTTTGGCCAAAGCTGCCTGATACTGGTGCTGAACTTCTTCCGCACCCTTGCTATAGCCTTTCTTGTATTGCTTGCTGCCGTAGCTAAGTGCTGCAAACAACACCATCAAGGCAAGCAAAGCCCAAGCTCCCACAGCCATGTAATTAATGTATTTCATCGCTATACCTCAAAATGCGGATAATCTTTAGTCTTTACCCAATCCCCGCCCCATGCCATTTTTACGCCCAATTCTGCTGCAGCTCGTTTCATGGCGTCGGCAATTACCCGGAATTTGTTTAAATCATTCCAATCTACCGGATACGGCACTAAATCCACCGCTTTGCCTGTGGTGTGCTTACTCGCAAACGGGTTGTTGAGCCATGTAACTTTGCTCAAGTTTGGCTGGGCATATTTTGCCGGCACGCCTTTGATGGAACATTGTTGTGCTGTTCGCCCCTTGCCATAATTAATGCAGCACTGCTCACGGCTGCGCAAACCCTCAGTTACCATAAAATCCTGTTTGGTGATTTCAATGGCACGCTTAACCACCTTAACCAGATTAGCATCTACTCCTTGCAGATTTCCTAATGAACGTTGGCTTAATTTGTACATTTCAAAACCTTTCATACATAAAAAGCCAGCCGATGGCTCATCAGCCGACATGACATAAATTCATATAATTCAATTAATTAAAATCAAAATAACCGCAAAAACAGGGTGTAGCCGGCATCCTATTTCTGCCGGTCGTCTGTATCTCCAATCATCTTTTCTGCCCTGTTACAAACCGCATTGATCAGCTTTTGTGCCAGCTTCGGTGCTGTGGCCTTGAATGCGTCCAGCAGAGACGTGGAAGCCATACCAGCAAACACACCAGCACCGGCAAATAGCCAAGGGTGGTTCTGCGTGAAGAAATATTCTGTTAATGCTGCCGCAAAAACCATGCCTATAATGATGAATGTAATGGTTAGCACTGTCCCATAGCGTTTGTAATCAGACACCACCAGCGCACCCAGAAAGCCGCCAGCAAGGGCAAAGCAATTGGCTAATGTGAAAGCCTCGTTCATCATTCACCGCCTTTTTTGTCTTCTACCCGTTTGGTGTGTTTGATTAGATTCCTGCCGGCAAGGGCGCAGATGATGGCAATAACAGGATAGGTGGTCATGCCTGTAGACAAAGGCGGGTATGCTGCGATAAATGCCCCGGATATAACAACCCAGATTAATGCCGACCAAATCAGGAAACAGCCAGACAGGATATTGCTGCGGCTGGACTGAAAAAAAGCAGCAAATAGTTGCCCTACTGCTACAATTACCAAGATGGTCACGAATATTTTAGGATGAAGATGCAAGAATTTTTCGTATAAGTCCTCTTTAATCATCTCCTCGCCATGCAGTGCAAATACCAGCGCAAACCCCAACATAGCAAACCCGCTTAGCACTTCGATTATTCGTGTGCCGGTGCCAAATAACCAATCTTGGAATTTATCCGGTAAAAAGCGTAAATCAAGCAACCAGTGCAACCACTTAAATGCTTTAAGCATGATGTATTTACTCCATAAAAATACCGCCAATAGGCGGTTAGTTGTTTAAATAAAAAAGCCAGCTTTACGCTGGCTTGAATTAATGCTGCTATCGTTAAATCATTCGTCATCGCTATGAGAATAAATAGAAATTGCTTGCTTATCCTTTTCCATTTTTTCAGACATTTCTTTCATTTTTTTACCTAAATGATTGTATGTAACATCGTAAATGGAAGTCGCTTCTCTTTCATTTGCCAATTTTTCATATTCAACTAAGCGAACTATGGCTTCGGCACTTTGTTGTGATAATTCATCAGGGTCTGCATTTAAACAGTTTATTCTATATATAGTACTGTAAAAAAAATCTTTCACTATTGATTCCGGTCTTTTATCAGGAATCAATACGGCCTCTTTAGTTTCTACAAGGTACACAAATGGCTGTTTCCCTCCGTAACCTCCGGCGGGAACTTTTGCATTTACTTTACCACAAACAGATACAATCTTACTTTTGGAGTTTACAAACCTTTTAACATTATAAAACTTAGCTGAATCAGGGTCTTTTAATATATCTTTTACCGCCTCTTTTGCATCTGAAATGGGTTTATAGTATTTAAAGTAAACTCCCCCTATAACAGCAATTACCACGGCACAAGCTGCAGAAATAAATATATACCGTTTCTTTTTGCTAGCTGCTGTATTTACTGGCTCAGGCGTTTCTAGTTCTGCAGGTTCTAGTTCTGCAGGTTCTGGCTCCTTGGGCTTGGTTAATTCAATTAAAATCTCTGGATATTCAGCGTATAAGCGTGCGTTATATTTTTTGCGCGCTTCTTCATTGAGTAGTAATTGCTTGCACTGTTTCAGGTCATCTAATGAAATCATCTGATTCTGCGCAGCGTTTTTCATTGCCTGCGCAATATCTTTTGGTGTTGCGGTTGGTTTGAGTTTTAACAATTCATATAGGTTTTTAAATGCCATAACTTTTCCTTTGCGTAACGCGCAAATGTTATCACAGCATCCTAAAGCCAGCACTAGGCTGGCTCAGATTTGTTACATAATCAAATAATAAATTTAGTGTGCAGCTCTTCAATAGGCACATCTAATCTTGAAAGGCTACATTCACCCTCCGCTACCCGCATACGTCTAGCTAACTCCAATAAGTACTCAGCCTGCTGTTTTGTCTGCATCATTAGTTTATCGAATGCCTCCATGTTAACGCAGTTATAGCCGGATATGTTCCTAACATGGGTAGCTATGCTGTTTTTAACTATCACCAGCCATCTCCCATCTTTGTTGATGTTAGGCAACACTTGCCCGTCGTTAACAACTGGTTTAAACAGCTCCGGCGCATCTGGCACGCTTTCCAAGTATTTCAGTGCAGCGGTGTAGTGCTCTACCGGCATGGTTTTGTAGCTGTCTATTCTCAGGTAAGCATGTAGGCCGGCATATATCTTCTGGTACGATTCGCCTGTACGCTGGCTGCGCTGCTCAACTGCCAACTGTATGTTGTCGGCTTGCTCTTTGCTGATTAGGTGGTTAATGGCCACTTGGTGCATACTGCCATACCGCTCTTCTTCGCACCGAATAAAATAACGACGGACTTGGCGACCAATTTCGGTTTTCTCAACCATCGCCATCTCTTTAGCCATATTTAGCGTGAGGTGATAATCTTTTTTACCCCTACCAAAACCTATTTCCCGATTTTGGGAAATAGCTACAAAGTCTTGATTTTCAATAAAACCATACTCTTTAATGCGTTCCGTAATCCATGTTGCAAACTTACGTCCAACTTGCAAAGCTTTATGCAAATCGCGCGCATTACAAAGCAATTGAGTTTGAGTGTTAAAGCTACCTGAAAATACTGGGACAAAAAAAGATGCGTTCATGATAGATTCCTTTTGGTTACTTTCGATATTCACCCAACGGGTGGCCGAGAGGTTCGAAAGCCCCCAAAAGTAAGGCTGGAATTATTTCCCTTGCGGGTATTGTATTCTTCACCCTCTCGGCCATAAAAAGGAATCATCTAATTTTGGATGAGTAGACGATTAAATTTTACAGGCACAAAAAAATCACGATTACCGCCGTGATGCGGCTTTTGGGAGGTTTCGACACCTCAAAATCAATCATGCCAAGACTAAATCAGTTTGTCAACAAAAATCATTCTTTAAGGTACACTCCATTGAGCTGAATATTAAGCTTATTGAGAAAATCAATAATTTAGCCTTTACTTCCGCCCGGTGGTTGAAGCGGTGGACGCGTCCCGCTTGCTCCAGTATTTCCACTGGGGGGCTGATTCGGTGGAAGCTGCTCGCCATTTCCAATATTTCCATCTGGCGGTGGAGGGTTCGTCTCAATAATTCCTGTATTACCACCGGGCGGTTGAAGCGGTGGACGCGTCCCACTGTTTCCAGTATTTCCATTGCTTCCAGTATTTCCATCCGGCGGCGGAGGCGGAGGGTTGTTGTCTTTATCGTCTTCCTCGTTATTTTTTACATCTAAAAACATTTCCATCAATTCGGTTTTGTGCTCAAACTGAGTAAAAACCACACCATTATTAATACTGTCATCATAGCTATCAAGAATTGCTTTAAACTCTGCCTGAATTAAGGGTGTGTTAAACAGTTTTGCATGGGCAATTGCGCCGTTAAATGTGGCAATGACTTTATCTTCGTATTGCTCCTCATCCCCACTTACAAATCCAAACAGGTAAATGCCACTAAACTGTTTAAGTCGCATGATATTGAGCGACATCAGATAGTTGCTGATGTAGACGCTGGCCAAGCCATAGCCTTTGTTGTTATGAAAATTTAAACCAATGCTTGTCCATTGATGCTGTGGATTAAGCGATACTCCGGTTTCGATCCTTTCAGGATTGCTCTCACCTTTAGCGCAGTAAAATACGACCAGTTGACGTTGCTCTATAGCTATAACCAATTTCTCATTACGATTGTATTCACCATTTTCACCATATAAAACACATAATGCCATGGGATAATCTTCGAATTGTCCCGGTTTAATGCGGATGGTTAATGCGCAGCCATACAATAGTGCGGCCGGCAAAGTGTAGTCGTAATTGCGAAGTAATGGTATTTCTGTATCGGTTCGATAGCTGTTAAGCAATAGCCCATCATCAAAATTTTTTATGCGGTAAACCCCTGTGGCTATATGGTTTTCACTGCCGGTCAGGCTTCGGCCTGATATCTGGTCTGTCCATATGTTATTGGTATCATACTGCGCTGCGGTGAAGGGGAAATAGTTAACTGGTTCAGGGGTAATTATTTTTAATGGCCGATAGTAAAGCGCGCCGTTGTGAGCATAGATTTTTAATAAGATACTCATTGGGTTATTACCTTTATAGTTTACAGGCATTCATAAGGACAGGCAGTGCGTTAATGCTGTCTACTCCTTTAATCTCAAGCAGTAGTTCATCGCCATCTTGCATGTTGGTAATCAGAATGGGGAGCTTATTTTGTTGGTTGCTATTATTTTCTAATAGCAGGATTTGGCTGTTCCCCCTACTGGCATCAATAATAATTTTCTGGATTTGGTAAGATATTGCTTCCATCTCAGTAATTATGACGGTGTTATTGTTGCGCTGTTGGCTAAAGCTGCCCGCGGTGCTGGCGCACAATACACGCGTACCTTCCGGCCATGAGGTTATAACTGTGTTTTCTGCTCCGCATTGCAGAATTATCAATTGATTGAAAAAGCGAAAGACGTCAATCAATTCGTATTCTGTAGCGTCGGCATTTTGCAGGGTTAGGCGCATGAAGTATTGTGGGTTTTCTGGAGAGTTTGAAGCAGGTAATACAGCGTTAATTTTTTGGGTCGCGTCCTCGCTCAGCATACAAAAAAAGTTTGTTTTGTTTTCCGGTAACGGGCTTAGTAATGAGGTACTGAAGTTATTGAGATAACATCTTTTCATGATATAGGTTTGTCCTTTAATACATAATCTTCTCTGCTGATAATCCATTCTTTGCCCAGTCTGTCACTGGTTAGGACAAAGCCTTCGTTGCTTTGTGCAATGTGATACTGGTTGCCGTTTATGTCTTGTAATTCAAGGCTGCCTGATTCCTGTAGTTGGTCGGGCAGCAAATCTTGGCTTATCGGGTGGGCTGGTATGAATTTACCCGCTCTCGGGTCAAATCTGAGGTCTATAATGGCACTATCGGGAAAGATGTCGACGCTCCACAGTCGGGTGGTGCCTTTTTCAGACAGGGTGATGAAAAGTTCATTCATTTCTTCGCCAGTTTCGTTACCCTCTTCGTCATATTTATTACGGTAATAAAAGGATACGTCCTGTTCTTGGTACTGTTGCACGCCTTCTGAATAGTCAAACGATTGAATGAAGTGGTCACCAAATTTAACTTTAGCAATGTTATCTTTGGTTATTTCTTCATCCCGGGTAATGTCCGCGCTTTTGAGGGCGTAATCTTTAACCAGACTGGCACCGCATACCAGATCATCCGCGAATTTCCAGCGCGATTCATATAATCGATAATTATCTGCGGGTACTCCCCAGTAAACATCGCGCGCATCTAGGGTAATGTTGTGCGCGGAGGAATAGATAAATGGTTTATTTGGTGTTTTCCATGTGTAAATTTTTTCTCCACCCTCGGGAATTTTTTTGCCTGCATACCGTTCGGTATTCTGAATCAGATTGGACAATTTAATGGAGCTCGGCTTTTCTTCGGTGATGAAGCTGTTTGTTTGCTGATAAGTGGCATAGGTTTCCAGCATTGTATTGCGATTGTATTTGCTCGCATCGTTTATGTAGATGCAGACAAAATCAAAAATCTGTTTCACTGCTTTTTTGTATTGGTCACGATTGCTTTCCAGTAAGTCTGCTTTTATCGGGACGGTTGTAAAAAATGCTTTAGCATTTAATGGTTTGGTCTTCAATATTTTATAGACGGTATTTTCAAATATGCCAACCCTCTTTCGAGTCGGGTTAATTTCCATTACCTCTCTAGGGTAGCCCGGCAAGGTTAACGGGGCGTTTAATAGGTCAAGGGCTCCATACCAGCGCATACCAAAGAAGTTGTTGTCGTGTTCGTACCATGGCTGCCCAGTTAATACGGCTTCATGATTATTTTTAAGCTGCAATTTGTACCATATGTAATCACTGAATTTTTTTACGTTGCTGTCTTTACAAATTTCTGCGCCGGGGTCAAGAAATATGCGCACCTGCCGGCCGCTATTAATGTCAAACAGTCCTTCAATCGCGCGGGCTACGTCAATCGATGGGCTGCCGGTGCTGTCGTTAAATTGCAATAATCCATAGATATCAAGGCATTTGTTGCTTTCTTGCTTGTCTCCACCATATGGCATCATGGATACGCCGGCACCGCCAAGCAGTCGCGGGCGGTTAGGGGTACGTTCATAGCCGGGGCGGTATTTACCAAACAGTTTACGGAAATCTTCTTCTAGGCTCATGTTCGATACTCATTTTTTAAGACAGGTTAACCGAGGGAATGGCTCGTTATGCGGTATGGCCAGATTAAGTGTCTGGCCGGCAGCGTTAACGTCCAAGGTGTCGGTACTTTTTTCTTCTATGTCAGGCAGGGGCACTCTGAATGCGATGCCGCGCTTCATTTTGTTTCCTTTGTATACATAACCGGTTTCTTTTCTTACATAGCCATTGCATTCATAGAGTTTGAATTTTGGCTTGCCGATTATGATGGCGTTGCCTTGGTGCTCTTCTTCCTTTTCGTCTTCATCTTTATCAGCATTCGGGTCTTGCTCTATCACTTCTACGCCATAGGGGACGGTATAGTCTTTCAAAATGAAGTTCTGCTGATATGCTTCACAGGGCAGTTGCGGCCGCTTCGCTGGTGGCTCTGCTTCGCTGAATGTCTGTTTGCGGCTGCCGGGATTGATGAAGAATTTTCCGGTCAGGGTGGTTTTGCCACGCTTGCTGGTAAAGTCCCAGCTATGGCTGTATGCGGCTATTTTGACGTTGGCGTTAAAGCGTTTTGTTGCGATATGCGCGGTATGGGTCAGGCTGGCAAAGGGTAGGAATTTGCAGTCCATGGTGATGCTGTTTTGCCGGTGGCTTTCGAGCATTTTGGTGTAGCCTATCTGTACGGCGACCCGATAGCCGTTGGCAAATTCGCCCGCAATGATGTTGTCGATGTTGGTTGTGTAGTCACCATTGGGCTGCTTTGTTCCTTTTGGTCTTTTGTAATGCTTTTCACTGCCCCAGTTTCGGGCGGTCTTATCATGATCGCTTTCGTGCTTGATGCTGTAGATAACTTTTTCTTTTTTTTCGCCATGAATGGCAATGGATTCCTGATTCTGTAATACGATGCTGTACTTTTCGTCAATTGCCTGTTTCCAGCGACGCATTGCTTTCCATGAGGCAGCCAGTGCGTATAGGTTGCTGTCGCTGCCAATCGGAATCTGTACTACGTTGACGATATCATGCCCGTTTTCGTCTTTTTCTCCGGTTGGCTGGTAATCGTATTTGTAGTCGGCTGCTTTCCATCTGATGCCGTTATAGACGCCCGGTGGCGGGGTGCCTTTAACCCACCATTCTCCGGTTGTCCAGCCACCACCATTGGCTGCGCTCAGTACATCGGCCAGTTTCGGTGCCGGGCCCTCTGCTGCTACGCGTATGATGTAGTCAAAATCGCTCATAAAGTTAAGGTAACGATAGCTGAAGCTGATTTCTCTGTGGATGAGGCGGTCAAACTGGTGATGCAGTTCGATTTCTACCCGGTTGACGATGGAAACGGCGCTGCTCATTTCTAATGCCATATTGGCTTCGTAAATATCGCAATCTCTCAGTGTCCAGTCAGGCACTGTTTTAGGCAGCCATGAGGTCAGATGTGCTTTCCCCTGTGCATCAAAATCAAATGATGCGGGTATGGTGCTTAAGCGGTCAGTGAGCTGCGCATTTTTGGTTTCGTAATTCTGTTCTTCACCAAAAATTGATGGCGACCAGTAACCTATGCTGTGAATGGTGTCGATGCTTAATGCTTCGACCGATTTGCTGCGGTCTTTGGTGGCGCTGAGTATGCGCAGACGGTCTGAATAGTCTATTTTGGGCATGTCTATGATGCCTGAGAATATCGGGTACAGGTATTTGTCTGTCTGTGCGTAAATGACGATCTGCCGGTTATAGTACTGGTACAGGTCAATTGCGCCGCATGGTTCTCGCAGGTACAGGCTGGCTGTGGCTGATTCGTCTTCGGCAAAGTGAACTTCACAGGTGCGTACGACGTTACACAGTTCTATGCCGGCTACAAATATTCTGATGGCGTACTTTTCGCCATCAAAGCCTTTGGCGAAACGGGCGCGCATATAGCGGTTTGGTACGGGGTTCAGTACCTGCTGGCCAATCTGTATTAATTCTGTGTCACTTGTGGGCTTAACCATCTGCGCGATACTTAGTAACTCGCCACTGTTATCAACGCAGACGTGACAGGCAAGTGCCAGTAATTCTCCGGTCTGTTGTCTGCTGTATGCTGTGCAGCCAATGCTGAGTAATTCTGTCCCTGTTTGCCCGGGTGCGGCTTGGGCGTTCAGGCTGATTTCTGTCGCCAGTAAGGTTGTATTAAGTGAAGATAAGCCCAGCATAAATAATCTTTCTATGGGTGTCCTGATTGCACGATTGTGTCGATCATGGTTTCGCTTAATCTGATGCTGATACACGGGTCGCTGCGGTCGCTTCTGGCGCTTTTATCGCTGTTGCTTACGCGGATATAAACGGGTATGGCTTTCCCCCCTTGCAATTGGTTGCCCAAGCCTAATGCGGCGCCACCGATGGCGGTTTCTAAGCCTTGCTGGGTCAGGGATAGTTTTAGGTCGGCAGCTTTAAATTTTGCGCCCAGATTAGTAAATCTGGTACTGCCGGAAGTGCATTGTTTGTTAACGGCGATACCCCAAACCGGTTCAGTTCTGCCGCTCTGCCCTGCCTGTACGCATTGATACATGTAACCATTAGCAACCGGCGGTTCTACGATTTGCCCGAAGCTATAGTTTTCTTGGGGCTGCCATGCTTTCAGACGGCTAAACGGAATCAGCATGATTTCCCCGGTTTTGGGTATAAGCATTTCGTGGGTATAAGGGCTGCCAAAGTACAATACAAAATCATTTGTTCCTGTCCCGTTAAAGTCAATCGGATAGGGACTGGCTGCTTCATGTGTCATTTTGGAATCTGTATATAGGGTGAATGCCATAAAAAACCTTATTAAAAAACCGGCCATGTGGCCGGTGTTATCTCAAATCATTAGCGACGTCGTGCAATGCGCTTTTCCATAAGTCTTTAAATTGTTTGGCACCCTCTGGTGCATCAAATAGGGCTTTAAAGCTTACGTTTTTGTTACCATTGCTTAGCTCCACTTTGATTGCCTCGGTGACTTTAATCATGTCATTAATATCCTTGCCGCTGGCTTTGCGCTCGCCAAATCCGGCCGGCGGTGTCGGGGCAGTCATTTGGTTAACATCCGGTACGGCTGGCCGGCGACCGCTGCCAAGGGAAATGCCGCCAATGCCCGCCTCTTCCGCCCGCTTCTTTTTCCAGTAGGCTTCTTCGCGCTCGCGGTACTCTTTACTGAAGATGCTAATCGGTTTGTTGGCTGTGTCTGTGCGCCCGCCGTTCTTTAATGTTTCTGCTGCCTCGGATAAATCCTGTGCGGCCGATTTGGTATCTTTCTGCGCTTCATCAAATGCTTTAATCTGTCTGAGCATGGCCTCGGCATAACGCAACTGTTCCGGTGTGGCGCCATCCCTGCGCAGGTTGTATAGCTGGCGCTGCATGGCATCCATGCCCAGTGTAGCCACCTGTTCTTTTAAACCCTCCAGTGTGGTCAGAACAGATTTCTGTTTCTGTATCTGTTCGGTTAAGGCATTAAGTGCCTGTGCCTGCCGTATCTGCTCATTGGTGGCATGTGTCAGCCCCAGCCGGAAAGCAATCAGGCCGTTTTTACCGCCGAGAAGTTCGGCCTTGGCTTCCTGTGCCTGCTGCTCCATGTCTTTCAGGGTTTGCTGGTTCTGCAATTGTTCACGGTACAACTTGCTCTGAGCTAGGTATTGCTTAGCCTGCTGCAATTGGGCAGCCGTGGCATTTTGCGTTGAAAGTTTGAATAAAGTTAATCCCTCCTTTCCGCCCAGTAACTCAGCCTTCGCCTCAGCAGCACTATTCCCCAACGATTGCAGGGTTGATGCCACCGCTTTGATGTTTTCAATCTGCTTTTTCCAGTATTCATTTGTTTCTAAAACAAATTTATATTCTTTTAACTCTTCAGGTGTTCGTGTGCCGTCGTCTGCTTTTGCTAAATTAGCAGCAACATTTTCCGACACCCCACGAGCCATAAGCTGACTTTGCTTATAAAGAAGCTCATTGCTCTGTTTTTGCGAATCAATTAACTTCTGAAAAGCCTCATCAATCTTTTGAACACCAGAAGCGACGGCTGTGATTCCATCTGATGATGTTTTGAGTTTAACTGCCTCACCACCTACAGCCTGTACCGCGTCAGCTGCTTTGTTTGCTTTTTTCCCTAAATCATCAATAGCCACACCTTGAGTTGCTAATTCTGCGGCTAATTTTGAATAAGGTCTGATGCCAAAAAGCTTATTTAATTCCTGCTGCGCCTCAAAGATGTCTTTTTTCCCGGATTTCACCTCTAGAAAAATACTTTTAATTTTCTCCTCAACATCTTTTATAGGCATCGTCCACGTTTGACCCATGCCTATAAGACCAGTGTATTTACTTTTTAATTTATCAATATCGGATTGGAAATCATCAGCATATTTCTTATAGTCTTCAACAGCCCGAGCACGCAACGCCTGCTTCTCAATCTCAGACGCCTGTTGATACTTTTGCTTTAGCTCTTCTAAAGTCCCGATTTGTGTTCGCAGGGAATTGGTGGCGACATCAGTGGCTTTGCTGATTTCATAATAAGTAAACGCTGCCATTGCCAAACCGGCAACCAAACCAACCCAGCCACCTTTTGCCATACCGGCAACACTGCTGATTGCGCTTGCTGCTCCGGCTGCTCCAGCTGCTCCAGCTGCCGTGCCGGCACTGCTCGCCTTAGCTGCCGCCAGAAATTTAGCTGCGGCCGCCTCTTTCAGCATGGCTGCGGTAGATTTTTCTGATGCGGCAATTTCGGCGTATTTACGGATAATCACTGCCGTAATAGAGGCGGCATATTTTCCGGTATAGACAGCAGCCACGGTGCCAACAATGGTGGCAACCACGCCCAGATGATTCCCCAGCCACTCAAGCACGGCACCGGCTTTCTGGCTGGCACCGGTGGTTTCATTCAGTGCGCCGACAAAGGTCATGACTTGGTTTTTAAGGGTCGTCACCGACTGGCCAATGGTCTTGTCCATTTTGCCAAATTGCGCATCAACGGCTGTCGATTGTTTCAATATGGCATTGGCCACAGCCTCGGATGTCAGCTTGCCCTCAGCCGCCAGCGTGCGCAATTGCCCGACTGTAACCCCTAATCCTTTGGCTATTGTCTGCGCCAGCCCGGGTGCCTGCTCCAGTACGGAATTTAATTCCTCACCACGCAATGTGCCTGATGCGAATGCCTGTGATAACTGCACCAGTGCTGCTGCCTGTGATTCAGCTGAGCCACCGCCGATTACCATAGCCTTATTGATGGTATCAGTCAGTTTTAACAGCTTACTGCCGCTGATTCCGGTCTGATTCTGCGACATGGCCAGCTTGTTATACAGTTCGGCCACGGTGCCCAGCGACTGGCCGGTTTTATTGGCACTGGCGATTAGCTGGCTGCGCACCTGCGTTAATTCGGCAGTGGAATCAATCACCAGCTTCAAGCGGTTGTTTACCGTTGTCCATTCATCTGCTATGCCAGATAGCTGCTTCACGCTGCCGATGCCCAGCATGGCTACAGCCAGATGCTTCACTTTAACTGCGGCGGCATCAAGCTTGGCATTAAATTCAGTCAGGCTTTTGACATCAACGTCGCCTACCTTTACGGCAACCGGATTCATTGAATCCATCTTTGCTGTCAGGGGCGCGGCGCGTTTAACTGGCTCCGATGCGGCCGGTTGCGCTTTTCTCATGGCAGCAAGTGCTGCTTCTTCCGCTTTCAGCTCACGCGTCCTGATTGTAGCAAGCGATAATAATTCGTTTTGCTTACCAAATTTAATCAGATGGGCGTTTAAACCCGCAGAATTGTTCTGATACTCGTCACCTACCTTTTTCAGTTCTTCCTTGTACTTGCGTACGGATACAGCGGTCTGTTTAAATGCGTCCACCTGCTCCATGGTGACGCCCAGATTTAACAGGGTCTGCGCCCTTGTTGCGATGGTGGCATCGGTTAAGCCATTGATACTGCGGGCAGATGTCTGATACGCACGCGTCAGTGCCTGAGCAGATTTTTTGGCCTGCTCTTCCGTGCTGCGTATACCGGCAATAAACCCGCGTGCGTCGAGGCCAAACCCTATGGTTAAATCATCAGACATAACTACACCTTTATTCCTACCATTTATTTAACGGGCAATGCAACCCCCAGATTTTTGCTTTCGGCTTTATAAAACAGCCACAGCGAAGACATCGGTCAAGCATATGCACCGGCGCACCGGGCGGGGTATCTGTTACCCAGCGGTTGATTTCTGTGCATGTCGCACAAATAGCCTGTTTCCGTTCATAATTGCTGCTGCTGTCGCGCTGTGCCTGTGTGCCCTGATTACAATCGCATCCCATAAATAACCCATAAAAAACAGCGGCACTTGTCCGCTGTACTTAATCATCCAAACCGTCCAGAAACGCATCAATCTCATCTGCATCATCATCCGCAACATTCTGGCGCTCAATTTCATCATCGGCCAAATCTGGCAATAGCAAATCATGCAGCTGTAATTCCTCATTGCCAGCAGCGCGCGCCGTAATTAACGTGTTATAGGCCAGATACTGCTCGGTGCGCCATTGTGGAAAACCAAAGCGGTGGTAATAATTCAGATAACGGTTAAATTCGCTTACCGGCCAGGCGTCAATCTCACTGGCCGGAATATGCAATAAAAAAGACAGTTCAATTATGAATTTTTCGCGTCTTGTGATTGCTTTTTTAGCCCTGCATCTCCGTTAATCAGGAAGAAATGATCCTGCACGGCAGCCAGTACTTTGCTAGGCAAATCAGCCAGAAATTCCAAATCTTCACGGTCATCCGGATAAAACATGGGCTTGCCCTCCCGGTCAACAATCATCAGCGCTTTTTCACGCACACCGTTTAAACCATCGTCGTACCCACTTTCGAATTCACTGCAACGCTGGAAAAAATCGGTCATTTCGCGCACATTGAGCATCTTCACATATAGATGTTTATCGTACGGTGCAATGTCCGGTACCTCACTGATTACGTCCTTTCTCATGTATCGGCGTGCAGAATCGATAAAGGCTTTTTTGTTCGGGGTATCTGCTGTGCTGGTCATCTTATTTTGCTCCTGTTGTGGTATCTAATTTACGGCTGCGCCCGTTAATTTGCAGCTCCATAGCAAACTGCCACTTGTCGCCACTCTTGCCGTCCCAGTCCAAGCTGGTAATTTTTACCTGATAACCGCGCATATACTTACTGCCTCTGGGCTTCAAGGTAAAAAATATGGTCTCCAGCTCCTCGGCCATCTCTTCCAGAAAATCTTGCACTGCCTTGTCCGGTGTCCACAGACCAGACAGGCTGATGGTGCCCGGCTCTTTTTCCAGCTCAGTCACACTGCCCTCATCGCAGATGGTGGTCGCATCAATTGTTTTGGTCTTGAGTGCCGCTATCTTGACACTGGTGGCATCGCAAAAGAGGTAACCCTTGACGGTGGTAAATTTGGCATCGGTCACGGTACCGATATCCTCACCATTGAGCGTCATCAGCGCAAAGGTGTCTTCATTGCTTACGCTCACTAGGTAATAACCATTAATTGCCTCATTTTCAACGCTCTCAACCCAAATCACATCACTGGTTTTCAGGCCGTGCCCTGCCGAGGTGGCAATGGCCGGTTTAGTATTGGATAAGGCGGTGATTTCCTTAGTTGGCGTCTCGGGTAAATCATAAAAATACGTGCGGCTATTAAAACTCATCCCACGCTTTGAACTTCTCTTAGCTACTGGTTGCCCTTGTGCTTTTGCCATATAAAACTCCATAAAAAAAAAGCCACGGATAACCGTGGCCTGTATCAAAACAATTGTCAGTTAATCAGATAATCAAAAGTTGCCTGATACTTCTTTCTGTCAATATCGTAAGAAAAGAACGGCGCCGTTTTCAACTGGCAATCAATTTCCTCACTATCCTGTATTAAATCCATTGCCTCCTGCACACAATGCGCGCGCTCCTGCGGTGTATTGGCGTAAATATCCACCTGCACCCGCGGATTAAAAGCCTGATAACAGTTTGTCGCCTCCACTTGCCCGGAAATAACGCTATAACGCATGGCTGGCCACATAGCCGGGTCAGCAGCATTGTTCTGCACCGGTATCAGGTCAGGATAAACACGCCCGCCACACAAATCCTTTATCAGGCTGTAAAAAATAGCTATTTCTTCCATTCTTTCCGCACTTCTGTTATCAACATCTTTGTAGCTGCCTTTTTCGCCTCTCCCCGCTTATTATCATAAGCAGGACGCAGAAACGGGTGTGGCTGTGGCATATTAATACCGTATTCCACAAAGGTAGCAATCTGTCTTGCTCCCTTGGGGATTTCCTTAGAGTTGGACACGGTAACAATATGCTTTGAAGTCAGCCCGTACCGTTCCGAGGCAGGGATACGCTTCATGATGACGCTGCGCCCGACGTGCCCCGGTTTCACTACAGTACAGGTTTTACCACCCTTGCCATCGCTGTTATAAACCCGGTACGGCTCCGGTGCCTTGTAGGCATTCTCTCTTGCCTCGTCCCGGATAATGGCGGCACCTCTGCCGGTGGCTTTTTTAGCAATGTCGTTCTGCACCTGATCGCCAAGTCGCCTTAACTTCTTCTGCAACTTATCCATGCCGTTAATTTTAATACTGAATCTCATTATTACCCCTCATTTATACCAGTCACGCAAGGCAAATTAATCATCTCAGAATGAACCGAATCCGGTAATACTACCTGAATATTGAAAATACTGCCTTTATAAATAATCCGGTATTCCGGCGTAATGTTGGCTGTCAGTTTGCTTGTGCGCACCTGTATCGACACGGTACAACTTGCCGAATCCAGCCCGTTCTTCACAAATTCACGTCCAGACAGATAGGACATGTTTGCCCATACCTTGCCAACATCAACCCAGTTTTTGTTAATCCCGCCGAATTCGTCTTTAGAAATTTCCGGGCGTTGAATCAATACCCGTTTATCAAGTTTGCCTGCCGCAATACTCATGAATCCCCCCACATAATCCGGTACGGCTGCAATAAAAACCCAACACCAAAAGGCAACCATGCGGCATTCATTGCAGAAACCGCCTCACGGTTTTTATACCAGTTGGCGGTTAGCAGCAACATTGCCATGTCGACTGCGGAGTTATACAACATGCCGGTTGGGTCTGTATCCGGCACTTCATTTTCGTACCAGTTGCGTCCGGTGAACTGTTTTACTGTTTCCTGCGCCGCTGCTAGATAAATTCTAAGCAAATCATCTTCGCTATCGTCATCAATCCGGCAATTATTACGAATATCATCAATACTAATCATAATCGCCCTCAGCCGCCCCGTAAGGGGCGGAATAAACGGTTTTGGTTTGTTTAGGAATTCGGCGGCGTAGTCTGTGCACCCTGCAATTTACCCGTTACAAATGCATCTTTCCGGTAAATAGCCAGTGCCAGCCGCTCCTCGCACAATATGGTTACCATATTACGAACAAAATCACTATCGTTATTAAAGGCGATATTAATACCCATCTCCCACCGGTCAAAGATTTGTGCCCCCATTTTGAAAGCACCAGTCAGAAACTCTCCTTGTGGCATAGACGGCGTGGCAACAACTGGCTGCCCCCATAATGTCGGGATTGTCTGCCCCTGCGGATTACCGATTACATAGCGGCCAATGTCATCCTTGGCCATTTCAATTTCTGCCCATTGCACCGGGTTAAGTACATGGCCGGTAGCACTGTAGCCAGACAATACCACCTGCAGCATGGCCAGACGTAACTGGTCAATAATGGTAAAGTCCTTAACGTTACTTTCATTTTTAAACTTTGTAGCGTTAGGTATCAGGCCATCTATCTCTACGCCACCACCGGTGCCCTTTAATAGCTGCTGCTCTTCCTTGAGTTTCAGGCCATACCGTAAACGGCCATCAATCATAGACTGCAAGCCGGACGCGTCACTCAATATCTGTCTGGTTGCTTTAAGCCAGTGGGCAATAGTTACAACCGGCACCGTTTCCTGCACATAGTTTAACTGTGATTCAGGCTTTACCTGTCCCTCAGGTGTCACATTGGCGTTATTTTGAAAAGCTTCTTCTCTGGGTACAATTATCATGGCACTATCGGTATTACCCGGCGTAAGCAAATCACGCACCATTAATCGCTGCTCCGGCAAGGTGACAGCACTAACAGTATGCGGCTGTACTAATGCGCCGGCGCTGTAACCCAGATAGTCTGGACCGCCTAACTCTTTAGTATTAATTGGAATGTGCAGCTTGTCACCTTGGGATATGTTGGCGCAGCTTTTAAACTGTTCAGACTTAACCACCGTACTCCCCAAGGTCTGCTTACCTTGCGAGGTGACAGGATTGCGTGCTTGCGCCTGTTCCATATCCTGCACTTGCGACTTCAGGCCGTTAACCTCAGTCAGCAGCTTGTCAACATCGTTTTTGAGTACTTCGGTAACTTTGTCACCTTTCGCAAGCTTGCCTTTAAGTTCCTCGCCAAGTCCCTTGACTTCGTCGACTGCCTTATTAACCGCTTCCTGCTTTTCTTTCAGCACTTTGGCCAGTTCAACTGCTTTGATTTCATTTTCATCAGCCATCTAGTTAGCTCCTAAAATTCGTATAACTTCGTCTATTTCAGACACGTGGTTGGTTGGTGTTGTCTTTTGTGACAACGAAAAAAAACCGCTGTCGTGAATGACAGCGGCTTGCTTTGCATTAAATCCGTTTTGCATTAACAGCGCTTTGAACTGTTCGGATGAGGGTAAGCCATAATCATACTTGACATAATCCACCCTAGCTTCTGGATTAGCTGGAAAAATAACGACGGATATTTCATATAGTTTTACTTCGATCAATCTGTTGGTATCCGCTTCACGGTCGTATTCCTGCCGTATGATTCTATAACCAATAGACAGGCCATCAATCGCCTTGGCCTGCAATAATGCATGTGTTTCCCGTGCTTTTCCTATCTGGTCGATCAGTAATTTACCCTCGACATACAGCCCTCGTTCATCTTCAACCAGTTTGGTATAGCAACCGATAGGCGCATTCCAGTCATGATTAAATAACACTGGTGGCATTCGGTTGCGGGCTTCCCATTCCGCCAGCGACTTTGCGAATGCCCCCGGCACTACCACATCACCATAAGAATCTATATTGCCATTTATAGAACCGTAACCCGAAAAAAAACCGTCTTCTTTGACGGATTTAATTTCAAGCGGCATATCAAGACGTTTTGTCTGCATCATTCTTGCCTCTTTAATGTTTCATTTGCTGCATGATTCAACGTACCCATATTTAACTGCACGGTTAATTCGTCCCCGCCCTCCACTGCCGGCAAGTCTTCAAGATCGCGCACATGATTGCGTGAATAAATCCCGTTTTGCACCATTGAGGTATAAAAGCTGGCGCGGTTGGCGGGTGAAGCGCGCAATAACCCTTCGGTATTAAATTTGGGCGTATAAATCTTGCGCTCCGCCGGGCTTAACAATTTGCGCGTAATCGTCTGCTCAATCCGCGCCAGCTTCGGTACCATTACAAATGCCTGAAAACTTAGCACTGTGTTTTCGTAACTGGATGCCCAGCTAGACGATTTACTGGTATGTCCAATTAATTGTGGTGGCACAGAAAAACAGCGGCAGATTTCCTCAATGCCAAACAGGCGTGATTCAAGCAATTGTGCATCAATCGGGCTTAATGACGGCGACCGGTTCACAAGGTCAAAACCACCCTCAAGTATTGGCGTTTTCCCTGCTGCACTTGCCTCTGAAAACTCTTGCAGCCATTTGCGGGTTTTCTTACGCTGCTCTTCATTCAATATCGGCGCCCCGCCTTGCCCTGTACCTCTGTATACAAGTACATCGCGCCCTTTGAAACGATTCTTGTAATCGTGTGCCGTAGTATCATTGGCTTCCATTTGCAATCCTAGGATTTCCGCGCCATAAGACAGCGGAGAAAGCCCGGTTATTCCGTCCATGGTGAAATCTTTCAGATGAAAGACATCCCGGTCGGACAATTTTCGCGTTCCGTCCCTTTCATTGTATTCATACACTACCGCACCCGTTTGCAGGCGGGTTATTTTCATTCTGGCCGCATCAAGCACTTCCAGCGATATAATCCGCTCGCCTTTGCGTTTGATTTCAGCAAACGCATTGCCATATATGTCTATTGAAGTCATCAATGCCTGCCAGAATTCGCATGGATTCATGTCGGCATTGGGCGCATAGCGAAAGATGTCATACAAAGGATGCTCAGTAGCAATATTTTTATCCGCAGTTCGTAAGGCAAAAGGCAGGGTAGATACCAGTCCGGAGCGTAAATTAATACATGCCCACACAGCCGAAAGTTTTAACGCTTTCTCTGGCGTCACCATGACACCACTAACCGACGATGCGCTATCAATTGCCGCGAAGCTCTCGCCTTTGCCTAGCTTTAACTGTGGCCTGAAAGCATCCAGAATGCGGCGAAAAAAGCCAGTATCCTGTAAATCAGCCATTGTTTAACCTATTATGTAATTGTCCAGAAAAGAATCAAGGCCGCCGTTATATCGTGAGGTCGGATTGGTCGCCATCACAGCCACAGCATCAAACAGCGCCATCAGGCTGTCAATTTTGGCAAAACCTGCGTACTGTTTGGTTACCTGAATACCGTTGCCCGACTGGATAACGCGGGCGTTACCAACATTCCAGTTCATCAGTGGCTGATTAGCGTGCCACATATTTCTGCTGGCCAAAGCGCGCTCCGTGGCTTTAATCGTGCCTGTCATTTTGAAGCCTTGTGATATCGCTTTAAACAGACCATCAGCAGGAAAAGCGTAGCCACTGGCAACAAATTTATTATGGATGGTTTGCAAAACCGGTTCCATGCCATAGCGGTCAACCGCTATAGAATGCAACAAACCCGTTTCGCCGACTTTCAAACATATCTCAGCCACTTCTTTCAGGTCATCGCCTACATTTTGGCAAAAGGTCATGTCACCGTCTTTCACAAAACTATCCAGTTGGGGCAGGATATCCTTGCGATTACTCAGCACCGGCGGGTTTGCCCATGCATAACACCATGAAAGCCAGCGCTGAGTTTCTTTTTCCCGCCCAACCACGGCCAATCCAAACAGGTCATCATTACCACCGCCGTCAAGCCCTATTACCACCACCTCGCTGCGTTCCAGCAGCGTATCTAGCGTCAGCGTATCATCCGTCTGCGCCAGCCAGTAATCTGCACCACTCCAGCGATCTGAGCGTAAATTTAACCCGACTTCCTTGTTTAAATGCTTGGCCTCAAACTCAATAAGCGTTTCTTCGCCTTTCAGTTCGGCCTGTCGATACTCACTAATCAAAAAAGCCTCGTCTACTGAGTAGCCAAGGCTTGGGTTGGTTATATAGAAGTTTTCAGGCTTCTTATACGCGCCCGACTTAATAAGCGCAGCCGGAAACTCATACAAAACCGGCAAATAAGTCTTATCAACAATTTCTTTACCCTCGGCCGTCTTACCATCCCGTACCGAACGCGCATACTCCAGTTCCGTTTTAAACACACCAGCGGGCGGCTCTCGGGATTGTGTGGACAAAATAATTAAAAAACCATCCACTTTAGACATCAGGCCACCAGTGGCTTCTTTAATTATGGATTCCGCATTCGCCATCGCGCCAAATAAATGATGTTCATCAATCAAAACAAAAGCGGCTTTTAGGCCGCCTGCTGTTTTATCGTCCGCAGCCACAACTTTCAGGGTTGACTTAGTAGCTAAATGCGTTATCGTCCTTGTATGCTTGGAAATGCTGTATTTGTCCTGCATTTCTGGGTCAAACTCAATCATACCCGCCGCAGGTTTAAACGAATTATCAGCTACTTCTTTCGTTGGCGCCAGAATGATAGCCTCAGCTAAATTGCGCTCATTCAGTTCGAGGGCGGTTATCATAATTCCGGCAGCAATGGTTGATTTAGCGTTTTTCTTGCTAATCAACAGAAAGAACTTTTTGATTAGTCTACGCTGCGTATCTGGATCAAGCGCACCAAAAATCGCACCAACAAAATCAAACACCCACTGCGGCATTACATCACGCATTCTTGGCAATCCGGTCATGTCGGGCACTATTAAATCACCAAATACCTCAATCGCAATCTCTGCCACAATAGGGAATAGCGGCTCACTGGGCACCAATGACTGCCGGTTAACAATCCGCTCTTCCCAGTCAGGGCAGGCTGTCACCCAATCAGCCATTTACTTCACCTGTTTCAAACCTTTCTGCTCTAACCGCGCAGACAGTCCGCCAGCGCGTGATTTTTCAATGGCCACATCTCTGGCCGCCTCTTTCTTGCCGGTCTCGCCAATGCGCCCATGCTTATAAGGCATCAGGGTTTTAGCAGCATCAATCCGCAGCTTGTGCGGCCAGTTATCATCATTCATTACCATCACCAAAAACTGCAAAGGGTCATCATTGGGCGGTGATCCAGACTTAACAGGATTAACATCCGTGTTAACATCATTGTTAACAATTTTGTTAATATTTTTGTTAAGTCTGTTTTGCTGTTTTTTCAGCCCCTCAATGCGTGCTAAAACAGCCTGATTTTTCATTAAACGACATGCGGCAGCGGCTGCACCATTCCTGCTGTAACCCGCATTAACACAGGCTTCCGTCTGATTTATCCCCGCGGCCACATTAAGTGCGAATAATTCCTGTTTATCATTAAGCGACATAGCAAATTGCCTATTTTTTTGAGCAGATTTTGTTAATTAACAGGTGTTTTCAGGCCATTTTTTTTATAAATGAGAGGGCGCGCGGTGTCAGCGTGTGATAGTAACCCAACATTACTACCACCCCTGCCTATTTTTTCGAGCAGTCTAAAAATAATAATTGCCTATTTTTAAACAATCTAGAAATAATAAATAGTTACTCAAGATTACTATTTCACATAAGAATATAAACCAAAGCAATAGCATAACGTAACTATCTCATGCGTAATAATCTAAACGGTTACACTCATCGCTTAATAGATTCACCATCCACGCTTGTATCGCTGCCGCAGTTCTTTGGTGGTTTTACGCTTATGACAATCCGCGCATAGTACTTGCAAATTACTATCATCATTACGACCACCTAACTCCAATGGAATGATATGGTCAACCTGTAAGCTGCCACCAATACAGCCACAGGATCGGCATCGAAAACTATCCCGTGCCAGCACCCTCTTCTTTATCTCCTGCCATCGATAGCCTCGTATGCGTTTCGTAGCCCCCGGTTTATCCCTGAGTACCGTGGCTGATGAACTGTTAAACTCAGGTAGGCTACTTTTAAGTGTTGGTATCTTCATAGCTTCGTGTCAGTAGGTAGTGAATCTTATGAGCTGCGCTATGGCTTTGCAGTACTTCGGCAAGCGATGCTTCAAGACCATCTTTATCAATAACAGATTTAAACCAGCCACCATGCCTAATCACGCACGGATATCCGCCCTGTGATGGCTCAATATCTACTAGCGTTTTGCGTCCTCTAGCTTTACTTTTACTTCGCTTTATCGCAATCACTTTTAAATCAGATGGATTACCATAAGGCCGTCTGCCAACCTCTAACACCAAATTGCCCTTGCTGGCAGTATGTACCTCTTCACAAAACCGGGAAAGTACAACATCAATTTCCGCTTCCTCTGCTACCCTATTTCTGATTAAATTAATCCCGTTGTGATACGCCTGTGCAAAATCTATATGGTTACTCATACATAACACCTCCCTCACTTTAATGTAATTTTAAGCTCTTCACCAACCACAGCTAACAGATGAACCATAACTTCAATAGTTAAGTTGGCTTAGCAGCCCATAATGCGATTGTGGACTTATCTCAATTCAATCTATTAAATCTCAATAACAAACATAAATAACTTACATATATCTCTTATAATATACTTATGAATAAGATAATCGACCAACCTAAAACTATTAAGCAACTTAGCAATCACCAGTATAGTTACAGGCTAAAAGTTGGCAATTATCAAGTGTTGTTTAACTATGACGGCTATATTTAGTATCGTCTCCACTGAAGAGGTAAAAAACGCAATGCCCACACTTACTAAAAAACTGTCTTTTTTAGACCGTTACCTAACTCTATGGATCTTTGCTGCAATGACATTAGGTATTATCTTAGGTACGGTATTTACATCCTTACCAGATAAGCTTAATGGATTATCTGTTGGTTCTACTAATATACCTATTGCTATTGGCCTTATTTTAATGATGTATCCACCACTGGCAAAAGTGCGTTATGAAGAGCTACCTAAAATTCTTCAAGATAAAAAAATATTAGCTTTATCATTAATACTGAATTGGTTAATTGGCCCTGCATTAATGTTTATATTGGCGATAATTTTTTTGCATGATTATCCAGAGTATATGACAGGTGTTATTTTAATTGGTCTTGCGCGTTGTATTGCTATGGTGCTGGTTTGGAATCAATTAGCTGATGGTGATAACCAGTATGTTGCCGTACTGGTTGCCTTTAACTCTATCTTCCAAATCCTATTTTTTAGTGTCTTTGCATGGTTTTATCTTTCTTACTTACCGCCTTTATTTGGTTTGGCAGGAAGTGTGATTAATGTAAGTTTTAGTACTATTGCTGAAGCTGTTCTTATCTATTTAGGCATACCCTTTTTAGCAGGTTTTTTAACTCGTTACTTTTTACGAAAAGTAAAAGGAGATGATTGGTATCAAAATAAATTTTTACCCAAAATCAGCCCTATTACATTAATTGCGTTACTATTTACTATTGTGGCTATGTTTAGCTTAAAAGGTAATGAAGTGGTTAAACTACCTTTAGATGCTATTCGAATTGCTATTCCACTAACAATCTACTTTATTGTAATGTTTGTTTTAAGTTTTGTGATGGGTAAATTTGCCAATGAAAGCTACCCTAAAGTAACCGCCATGTCCTTTACAGCAGCCAGCAATAACTTTGAATTAGCTATTGCTGTGGCTATTGTCGCTTTTGGTTTAGCATCGCCGGTTGCCTTTGCAGCAGTGATAGGACCACTAGTTGAAGTCCCTGTGCTTATCTTGCTGGTCAATGTAGCATTATGGATTAGAAAGAAGTATTTTTAATCTAATCAAAATAAAAGACTGAGTTTAATTTACAACTCAGTCTTTTATACTGCAAATTTCGTGTGCAACTTTGAGAGGCAGTTCAATCTGGAATAAAACCTTTTAATTATCAGATTATAAATAATCGATTTGGCAAACCTGAATATGTCCTAGTTCCTTATGATAAATACTTACAGTTAACTAACCCATCTAAAATTAATCTTGCTGATGGCGTGCCTAGCGAACTGGTAGATTTATTGTTCGACAAACAATACCCACCAGCTCAAGCATGGCGCGAATATCTGAAATTAACACAATCAGAATGCGCTGAAAAGTTTGGCATGTCACAACCCGCCTATCTAAAGCTGGAAGCTTCAGAAAAACCCACCACCAGACTTGCCACTGCTCTAGGCATTAATGAAGAACAATTAGATTGCTAAAATACAAAAGCCAGCGATTAAGCCGGCTTATTACTTAGTACTAACAAATTAAAATACAGAATCCACAATAAAAAACCCGCCAAGGAGCAGGCGGGTAAAAGATGAAATAATAAGTGTATCAACTAAAAAGGAGAACAATGTTAGTACCTTTCAATCGGGTGCAGCAAAGCTGCCACCGGCACTAAAAAGCATTAACTAATTGTTAACTAGAAATATACTAAATATTCAAGCCATGCGCAAGGGTAAATGGTAAAAAAATTTATCAAAATCATCACATTTTTGCATATACGCCCAAAACAGCACCAAAGCCCTTTCCACCTGTTCAGCCCATGTCGTCCTATTAACCATAGCGCGATGACGTGCAGAAATTGAACGGCGCTTAAAATAAGGACTTTTGCGCCCATACTCAATATTAAGCACATTAAACGCCTCCCGATTGTTTTGTGCCAGTAACAACAACGCACATCTTACCAACACAAACACCTCAGGCTTATAGTGCACACCATCAAAAGCATAATCCCTGATTACCCTATCTCTCCCGTAACGCCATTCAGCACTCAGACAATGCCCCTGCCGCTTCCGGTCTGCCATAGTTCGCTCATACGCAGTCAGCACATCCACAGCAGTATCAATCTCAATTTTACTCATCATCAAACATACCCTTTAAAACTTCACTTCCCCAGAATATCGCATCATCATCGCGCGTATGGCGACTTAAAATCCCGCCGAACTCTTTCACCAGTAATCATACTGATTGCTTCCCTTTCGCGCTCATGGTACTGGCAGCTTTCACGGTCAAAAAACAGATTAACCATAGGCTGACAGCCCGAATCCCGTTGCTTTTGACAAATAAGCTTAGCATCCGGATCTGCCCCATAGCCCGTCGCCTCACTATTGCGCCACACAACCAGAACATTATCAGCAAGATCAGTAATCCCCGCCGATCCCCTCACATCATGCTTATTTGGCGGCTTAGATTCATCACCATTGTCAGGCTTACGCGGGTGCGCAACCAAATGAATATGAATATTATTTTGCGATTTAAAATCCCGCAGCATCTCCGCAATCTTCTTCTGCCGATCCACATCACTCTCAGCCACCCCCAACATCATCAAACTATCAATAACAAAATGCCGGCAGTTATATCGTTGCTTCGCATACTTAAAAACATTAAGCATCCGCTCCAGACTGGCTGCACCATTCACGTCATATATCCACAGCCCGCCTGATTCATTACCATTCTCTTCCGTACAACGCTCACCATTGATATTCATCCCCCCAGACAACAAATTCAACGCATCAGTCAAATCATCCTGATCAGGACGCAGCTTTCCACATACCTGCCTAACCATACGATTTAACACCTTATAAGGCTTCATCTCCCCCGAAAACAAACAAATACGTTCCTTTTGCCTCAGAATCATCTCACACATACAATACCCCAATAGCTGGCTTTTACCGTGGCCACTGTAACCAGTCCATACCGTCAACTGATCCATACCAAACTTAAAATCTTTCATCCCAGCAAATGGCGTAGTATTGCCCGTAGCCGTATCAAGTAGCCCATTAAAATCCTGAAACAGAATTTCCGCATACTCAATCGCGTTTTTCAAATCCTCCGGCTTCTTATACTCAGCACCAACTATTGCATCCAGAACCCCAGCTTCACCAGCCTCACACAGACACTCATTAGCATCCTTAAAATCGCCCCAATCAACCAACTTGCACCGGTGTTCACCAAGCCGTTGCAACACCTCCATCGTAGCCAACTGTCCCGCGTCATCATTATCCAAAGCCAGATAAATCACCCTGAACTGCTGCAACCGCTCCCAGTCGTATTCAATCCACTCCAGATTCTTCGCACCACTAGGCATCGACAAAGCCTTTACCCCAGACTGAAAAACACTCAGCGCATCAATTTCCCCCTCAGTAATCACAACCTTATCATCATCAGGCGTAATAACCTGCCAGCCAAACAAACACGGCTCACAGTTTGATTCCTGCCGCCAGCGGTTTTTCTCATCCCTCTTACGCCGTGGCGTCAGATACTTAACATTATAAACAGCCCCATCAACCATTAACGGAAAAGCAATCTCCCTGTCATGATTGGCTACACAGTAAGCCTTAAGCGTACTGCCATTAATGCGCCGCCTGTCAAAATAACCATTCGCCTGTGGCTCAATCACCGCCCCCAAACGTACAGATGGGCGCGTAAATGACTTCTTACTGGCAACCGAAAACTTAGGAGCAAACTCAACCCCCAGCCACCTACAGGCATCCTTAAGCGCATCAACAAAGCTTAAACTCCTGCACGCAGCCCATAAATCCAGCAAATCACCACCCTTGTCCTGATCACTGAAATCTTTCCACACACCAGCCTTACTGCCACATAAATGCACCTTAAGCGATTGCCCCTCCTCCCCATTAACCGAACCACAGCACCACTCATTGCCATTTTTCCTGCCATTGGGGAGCAGATACTCAGACACACTCAACGCCTTATCAGCCAGCAACTGCGATACCTCCCTAGCGTCCATAATCAGCTCCATTCCACAGACGCACAGTTTCCATAAACAACTCATTAGCGCTTGAACTAGTGCCTACCTCTTCCCATTTCGGCGCGTTCCATTCCCCAGTTGTTCCAAGAACAGAAACAAACACCCTGCGCCCGCCAACATCTACCCCATACACCCGCAGATTCGGCTTTACCTCCACATAGCGCGCATTAGTACAATCCCATTCATTCCGGCGTTTATTGGCACCCATCCTGCCAGCACCGTACTCCAGCCACTTTAAAACCCAGTTGCGCCAAGTAGCTTCCCAGTTGCGCTTCTTGGAATCCCTAGCATCACCAGATAGCCAGTAATTCACAAACTTCTCAATCTCAATATTCAGCGCAGTCCCAACAAGCCCCTTAGCTGCCGCATAATCCAGATATTTATCCGGCATTACCCAGTTTTCACACCAGCCACATTTCTTATGCAGCCCTATTGGCGCATACACCACACCACCATCATCAGCATTATCATCATTCGATTCTGATTGTTCACCATCTGGGACTAACTCAAAATCCTCAGAATCGCGGTGGCACTCTATCTCTGAATAATTCTCTGAATAATTCTTTGTATAAATCTCTTCCTTATACGAACTGTCACATGTCGCAACTCCCGAGTGTTGACATGTCGTCACTCCCGAATTGTCACATGTCACCACTCCCGAACTGCGACATGTCGTCATTCGGGAAATGTCATATTTCCCACCTCGGCAAAAGCGACCAAGCACACCAGTAAACACACGATATTTAGGCTTGTCAGCTTTATCAGCATCAAAACACTCAGCTGCCTTTCTAATCGCAGCCTCATCAACCAGATAATAAGTTCTATGCTCAAGCTTCTTAATCTTGCGCCGGATATAGCCAAGGCTTTCCAGCAGCTTAATAGACTTACGTACCGCATATTCACTTAAATCCAGCTCACCAGCCAGTTCCTTAACAGACTTATAAAAAACCCTTGTTGCACCAGTACAACATTTCCACCAATAGTGCAATTGATTTAAAACCAGCCCAGCCTTAATGTCGCCATTACATATACGCTTCAGACGCGGATTGTAGGCACATGTAATATCCCCGATAATATCGCCTATTTTTAAAGAGTTATCATTGACAAAATTTTCTACAGTAGTCATAATTACACCCGTATTTATATTAATGAATTGAATGGCTGCCCAACGGTCATTTCCTTAAAGCCCACTCCCGTGGGCTTTTTTTTATAACCATTCATCGCAAACCCATCTCCACTTCTAACGCCTCAACCACCTCAGTCGGGCGGTTTCGGTATATTTCACTTAGCACATCCAACAACCGATGCGCCTCCTCTTTCCTGCCGGCGCGAATCAGCTCCTTGAGCTGGCACCATTCATCATTGAATTTCAAATCAACCTCAGATTGACCATCTTGCAGATAGATTTGAGTTGCTTTAATTGTCATCGTGGGCATCATTTTTCTGGCATTTGCTATTAGAGAAAAAGGGGAATGGGCGAATTTCAACCGCTTGTACCTTTCCAGAAGAATTTGCATGGATAAAGATTTTTCGTCCACCTCGCAACGCCTTACTTATCGCGCCCTGAGTCAACCCAAGTTCTTCAGCGGTTTTATGCTGTCCATTATTTTTTACATAAATAGATAAAGGTATTTTTTTCATTTAGCACCTGATTAATAAATTTCATTACATTATTACCGCTTGTAATTATTATTGTCAATACCGGCGGTTGTTGTTTTTGTGAATACCAACGGTAATAATTATTAAAATTCAATGGTGAACTTATGACTAAATCTGTGAAAAAACGCCCTTTAACATCAGAGGAGTTACTCGAAGCTAAAAAACTAAATGAAATTTACAAGGCAAAGAAAAAAGAATTGAATTTAAATCAATTGAAAGTTGGTGATCTAATGAATATTAGCCAAGGTGCCGTAAACCATTATCTAAACGGGATAAATGCACTCAATTATGAATCTGCTTCACAATTTGCGAAAATTCTTCAAGTCCCTGTTTCCGATTTTAGTCCTCGTCTAGCAAAAAAATTACAAACATTGGTTCCAATGGACTTTGCCAGCAACGTCGGTGCTAAAGGAAATTTCCTGTTGTGGGATGACGATAATCCTCTACCAGATGATGAATACGTGCTTGTTAATTACTATAAAGATGTTTGTCTTGCTGCCGGAGATGGTTCTTTTGACTGCACCGATTATAATGAATTTAAACTTGCATTTGCGCGCAGTACTCTACGCAAATGCGGTGTTTCACCAAGTAAAGCAGTATGCATGACAATTAAAGGCGATTCCATGGAACCAGTACTGCCGGATGGAGCAACCGTCGGCGTCAACTTAGATAGAAAAAGAATAATAAATAATGAGATTTATGCATTCAGACATTCCGATGTTCTCCGTATAAAACAATTATCATGGAACAAGGATAATACTATTAATATCCACAGCTTCAATTCATCTAGAAAAGACGAAACCGCATACTTAGAGGAGATGGAAATTATTGGTCATGTTTTCACGTGGTCGGTAATTAAATGCATCCCTTGAATTTAATCAGCGAATGTTACTTCTATTTTCTTAGCAAATTGCTAATAATCGAGTTGAAAGGATTTGTATGAAAACCATAGAAGAAACTTACAGAGAGAGGTTATTAATGCTTTCTAAGCAATACGGTGGACAAACCGGGCTAAGCAAAAGAATTGATAAATCTCCAGCTCAGATAAGCCAATGGGTTAACGGTTCCGCCGACTCCAAAACGGGAAAAGCCCGCTCTATGAAATCCGATACTGCTCGCGAAATTGAAGGAGCCTTAGGTTTGCCTCGCGGGTGGTTTGACCAACCGGTTAAAACAGCAGATACGACGCCACAAGAAGGATTTATTCAATTCACGCTACTCGACGTAAAAGCTGCTGCGGGCAATGGTTTTGACAATAGCGATTTTCCTGAATCTGTACAATTGGTTGAAGTTTCAGAAAAATGGGCAAGAAATAATATTGGTAATAATCTAAAATCAATATCGATTATTACCGCTTCTGGTGATTCAATGCATCCAACATTTCATAATGGGGATTGGTTGTTCGTGGATCAAACTATTAACTTTTATGAAGGAGATGGAATTTATGTTTTTGCTTCCGCTATCGGCTTAAAAGTAAAAAGGCTGCAGCGCGCGCTAAATGGTGACCTTTGGGTTGTTAGTGACAATAAAGCTTATACCATTGACGTTATACCAAAAAGCGAACTTGACACAATCAAGATTTGCGGAAAAGTTGTAGCCACGTTGAGACTTGAACGCATTTAGTCAATTTGGTTCTACGAAAGTGAACGGTAATTGTATGGATAACTAATTTAAACAATACTATGCAAATAACATCATACTTGGATCTGAAAATCTGAATTTACTAATTACACTGAAATTTGTAAAATTTAAATAGGATAAATAACATGGGTTTAAAATTTTCTCTTCGCTATTTTTACATCGAACGATGCGGATACTTCAATTCTTCACGTATTAATAAACTGAAATATGAAAACATAACAGCTACCTTAAATAATATTAAAAAATATATACAAAATAAAAGTATAGAAGAAACGGGAATAGCAAATAACAATAATAAACAACCACCAACCACTTTTATTCTTGATATTAATCATAATAATGATTTTTGGCTATTCACCCTATGGAACGTAACTGATAAAGGTGCTGCAAATGAAATGATTTCTTTAAATCCTAAAAGTAAAATCGGTAATTTAGAAAGTGAGGAAATTACTGCTGGAGAAGGAAAAAAATTTGGATTTGTAAGTTATTTTTTAATTAATCCAGAACATAGATTTTATGCAACACTTTTACCAGAATCAGCCGAGTACGCAGGTAGAAAGGAGTTTGATCAATATATAAAAAATTTTTTATATATTGACCCTGATTTCGTTTCTAAAGGCCGTACACAAATATCGGAAGATAAAACAGAAATCCAAATGGAGTGCCAACAATATACGCTTCCAAATAATATACAAGGAAATATATCACCACATTTTTTTAGTCATCTTCTTAAGTCGCCCTCTGAAGTCGATTATGTTATAAGAAATTATATAAAAATAACAAAAATCATTAATCAATTTTATACAAAAATTAATACTGAATCTGAAAACAAAAAACAATATATAAATACGTCATATTTAGTAAAGAAAATGTTTGGCAACCCAAAACTGTTTACACCAACGGAATATATTAATATTAAATCAATAATAGACGCTACATTTTCTAATGAAGCTGATCTTAGAGATTGGATTGAAGAATGGAAAAGCTTTTCAGAAAGTGAAGATGATTGTGGATTTAAACTAAAAGGCGATTCTAAAATATATTGGTTGCGTGGTAATATAATAACTACTAAATTAGATATAAATTCAATAAAAAAGGTTAAAGGAATTTACCCTTCTTTGGAACTATTAGAAAGTGTGTCACAATACAAGCACCAAATTATAGCTGATTTTAGAAACGCTAATGTGGATCAATCTAGTATTTAAAATAATAGCCTTCTGTATTGTAATGATTGGAACCTATTTAGGGAAAGGTGTTAGACTTACAGACCAATGGTTATTATATGAAGCCCTTAGATCAACTGCATCTATTATTTTTGCGGTAGCGAGCGTTTGGTTAGCACTTATATATCCGGACAGGTTAAAAAGCCCCTATACTAAAACATCTATAGATCCAGTATATAAAGAAGGGTTTAAACAGCTCTTTACCCCTATCATAAATTCTATTTATGTATTATGCGCTGTGCTGCTGGTAGGCATTTTAGTTCCTATCATAAAAGAGCTCAACTTATCTGATGCCTTTATACCATGGTTAAGGGCAGCTTCTATGTTGCTATTAACATCTTTAACTATGTTTCAAGTTTATACTGTACTTTCCTTATTTATCCCTATTGCAAATATCATGAATAAACATGAACAAGATGCCCATGTTACTAATCTCATAGATGATTTAACTAACCATCCTAAAGAGTAAAAAACATACAGTAAAATTTCTCCAATTCTACATAAAATATCAACTTCAGCCACCAATCGGGTGGCTTTTTTACCGCCTCTAAATAACAAAAAATTTTGAATACACCAATAAATATTAGCGTTTTTGATAATATTTATCTACTTAATAATCAATACTATATCCTATTTTGTTTAAATATATTACCAAAGGTATTGATATATTTAATTACCGCTAGTAATATATACGCATCGAAGCAAACAACTTCACCGCATCGGCTCAGGGCAGCGGAATATAAAAGCCCGAGGCAAGTTAAGGAGCTTGCTGGCAAGCCGTTAAGCCCTCGCAGGCGGCCAGAACAAAACCAGTAAGCCCGTAACGCTTACAGACAGACAAGTCTAAAAATCCAAAGAACTTTATGAAAGGAGAACGACTTCAAACACCAACTTTGACATATATCTGAATGTACAAATACTTAGATATACAAACACGCTAACGAGTTTAAAAATCGCAGCCAATTATTTAGTGGGCTTAAGTGTTTGGCTTTTTTATAAGGAGTAAAAATCATGGAAAAAATAACTTTTTCAGTTTCAGTTGATAACTTAGCTGAACTAGATGAGCTAGTCAATCGGATTCAAGTCCAATTAAACCAGCTCAATAACTCATTAAGTGAATTATATGAATTTAAAATTCAAGTTGTTTTAAAGCCCAATCCTTAGCAGCTGCAGACTTCATCTCTTCCCAAGAGCTGAATGAAGTCTTTTTACATATGAAGGCATCAAGTTCTGCGTCATTAATGGATTCTATATCTGAAAAATCGAATCCGCTTTTATCCGCAAACTCGCCAAATGACTTAAATTTTGAATACTTACACATAAATTCGTTATTGAAGAATTCAGTAATTGGCACTGAATGATTTCCATGTATCTTTTCAGCAGACTTTTTAATTTTATTTAATTTCTTTGAAAGATTATCTAACCCTGAAATTTTCATAGACATATTTTTACCTCTATTTGCTAGGTTGTTTGTGGAAATTCAATTCTAGCAGAAACCACATACTGAGTGGCTAAAAGAGTGACAGCTCGGAAAGACGGGCAATACATCTGAGTTTAAAAACCCAAGCCCGCTGATTAGTGGGCTTTAGTTTTTGAATTTAAATAAAACTAAAGGAGTTAAAAATGAACGATGAAAATAACACCAATCCGGAACCTGCTGGATTTTGGGATGAAATGGCACAAATGGTTAGCAAATGGGATTTAAGCCAATTCCCCATGCACACCAAGCCACAACCAGAAAAACGGCTGGCTGATGATGAACTGGTAGATATCGCTTATGAAGCCATTCACCAGCTATATCATACAAAATATGATATTTGTTTAAGAAAAGTAGTAAATGAGCTTGTTAAAGCCATTGTTTTAGGTGGCGATTACGAGCAGCAAACCGTAAGCCAGATATTAAACCACCTGCCACCAGCAGCTAAAAAAATGGTTACTGAGTATGTTCAAAGCAACGCAAACTAGGAGTTACCCATGAAACCTAAAATACATCTTCATGAATTAAAGAATCACCCTTATGGCAACCGTATTTGCTGGCAGCATAGACCAACGGGTGCGCTGGTCGTGAGATATGGCATATTACTATATGATGTAATTATTCCCACCCAATCCCCCTTAAGAAATACCGAGAAACATTACGGCGTGGGACATCTCAGAAATGCCCGAACCATTATCAGACGCCACTGGCTGGAATGTATATCAAAACGCAATACACCCCAGCAAAAAACAAACGATTTAATAGCAACAATCTCAAATGGTCACTTTATTTATTGGATTGCACAATCCAATTAATTCCATAACCATTAAACTTAATCTATTGATAACAGGAGTACACAGCAATGCAAGTAGAAAACAAATTTCGCGCCCGTTACCATAATGAAATAGCCGGCTTAATGGATAACGCTGAGTTGCTTACTATCATACAAGATGCTGATGAGAGTCCAGATGAAACACTAAAACGGATCAGCAGAAAAGATTTAGGATATCTGAGTGAATATTGTTTTCATGTGTTAGACACAACAACGTTTATTATGGAAACATTATCTAAATTAACTGACGGCTATAGAAATAATAATATTACTAAAAAGCTAAGCCAAGAGGACTTTTTGGAATTTACCAGCAAGTTGGCAGCACTATCAGGTGGGATTAATAACTGTGTTGGTTATATGCATCTAACAATAATGGAACTGCTAAGTCATGAACCTAGCAGTACCTCGAGCTAAGTTAAATTTGGCATGTTTTAAAAATCAGTGGGGGAATAAACTTCCCCCGTTTTTTGAATATAAATATCATCATGAAAAAAAATGCACTGCAAGCCACTTGGGTGGCTTTTTTTATTGCTGGTTGTGATTATGCAGAAAGTATGAAATACAAAGAAGTGAAACGAGCTGGTGAAAATACTATGGAAACACAGATTGTATTAGATGATGGACGCAAAATCACGTGTCTTGTTTACCATGTATGTTAAATTTAATTTCTAATTAATCAAAGCATTAGCTTATTACAACTATTAACACTATTATTTTGAACCATTCGATTCAGTTGTTGTGATCTCCACAACAACTGAATTTCTACCCCATACAATATAACCTCAAAAATAGTTAGATGCAGTTGTGTGTGATGTATAAGCCTTAGCATTACAAAATTCTAGCATTATTTTATTATTTGATTCTGTAACGCAATCAACCACTCTTAGGAGTGGTTTTTGATTGATTTCAACATAGGTCGGTTTATTTATAAATGAGGTTTTTTTACATCAATTGTTAATAATAATATTTTTATTAACTAAAGTTAAGTGACAGCATAATTTGGAAAGTTTAAAATAATTAACTAAATCATCTATAAAGAAATCAATTATTTTTCAACTTACCACGTGCTCTGGGAAACTTTATGGAACAACAACATTCTGTATCTCCTTATCTTATTTGCTGTCATAACCCAAAATATGAAAATCCACATAATCGCTTTCTGTTTAATAAGAAACCTTGCGAAAAATATATGCTTTTAGATGATTTGAATGGATTGGATTTGCTTACAATTTTTCATGATTTCTTATCGTCAATCTCAGATCAAGATCATTCAATCAAGGAACAAAAAACATTATTCAGGGTACACGGGCTAACAGTTGAATCTAAGAAACGGGTTATTTATGGTTATATAGATAAAGGAGATTGGGGAACGCCTGCCAGAATTCAGGATTCTGGGGCACAAAAAGAACCTTATAATATGTCTCACACAGAGGCTATGATGGTATCCCATTTCTTTTATTTTTATATTCCTCAAGACAGAGAAGAGGGTATTTGCCTTTTTGAAAATGTAGGAAATTCTGGTATTAAAACGCTGTTTTCGGGATATTTTAGGGATTTTTATCAAAAATATCTACCAGACCGGAAATTACAAATCCAACCTTTACAGCATGGTGAAATATATGAAGAGTGGAAAGAAGCTATTGCCAAATCTATCAAAATAACAAATTTTAAGCATATCACGGATGATATGACTGACCAAATGAAAAGCAGTTTTGGTGAGTATGAGGAGACTATAGAATTAAAATTAAAAAAACCCTTTATTTTACAGGATTTCAATATATTCAACAAGTTTTCAAGTGAATTAAAAGATTCATTACCCAATAAAATGGTAGCATTATGGGAAGAAGAAGGTTCTAAAGTTAGAGGTGAATTTTATCTAAATGGAAAAAAGAAAGTTTTTCAGTTAGGCAACATTAGAAGTGCACGATGTGACTTACCAATCGATGAAACCGAAGTAGCCTTTGATAATGGAATTCCAAATCATGAAGAGTTGGTGGCGTATTGTCAAAATATAACTGAAGATATAAAACGGCGGATTTATAATTATGGCTAATAAAATTGATATTAGATGTATTTTACATGATCATCTACACTCACTGGTTAACACAGATGGCAAACGAAATATATGGGATCTATTATCATTTTTTCTTGCGCCTTTGTTGTGTGCCTTGCTATTCCCTTTAAATGGATGGAGTATAAATGATGATGTATTAAGTACTTTTGTCAATATGGGTTCAATATTTACTGCTTTGCTGATTAGTGTGCTAGTAATGATTTTTGACCAGTGTCAAAAGCTGACTGACAAGTTAAAATCACTGCCTGTTGATTACGATTACGCATATCGGAAATCTTTAGATGATCGCAGAAAGTTAATGAGACAATTATTTGCCAATATTTCATATGCAATTGTAGTGTCTATTTTTCTGCTGGTATTTTCTCTATTGCAACAGTTTTTTGACCAAGGGTCGACGCATTGGTTTTCCATATGGGTAGCAAAGCCGGCATGTGTTTTTTTAGCCATTAATCTGTTATTAACAGCATTAATGATTATTAAAAGAACATATATTTGTTTAACTGTCAGTTAACTGCTTCAATCATAAATAACCCTAACTTTATTATTTGATTATGTAACAGATTCAAGCCAGCCTAGTGCTGGCTTTTTTATTAACACCAATGTAACAACCCATGCCGGCAATTAGTCGGTTTTTTTTATATAGCTAACTATGAAAACTTTATTCACAACCGCAGATGTTGCTAGCTACCTTTCTCTTAACCCTAAGGTTGTGACGGAGAAAGCGCGAAACGGTGAAATACCGGCTCATAAAAAAATTGGGCGCTGGTATTTTTTTAAAGAAGAACTTGACGAATGGCTGAAAGCCGATGCAGATTCCACACTGCAAGAGGCTACACATGCGAAAAGGAGTAAAACATGTCGAGCCGAAAAACAATCCGCGTCTATGAGCGGAAAGACCGCCGCGGGTGGTACTACTCATTCACGGCACCAAACGGACAGCGCATACGCCAAGCTGCTGGGACTGAAAACGAGCAACAAGCGCGCGAATTAGCAGCCAAACATTATTATGAGTTGTTTGCTGTGCAAAAGCTTGGCTACAGTCGCGAATATACATGGCGCGAAACAGTGGTGGAATGGTTGAAAGAAAATCCCCACAAACAAAAGGATTACAACACAAAGCTATTTTTACGCTGGTTAGATAAATATCTGGGCGATTTAACAATCAACCAGATAGATCGCGTAGTCCTGCGTACGATTCGTGATGCCAAGCTGAATGAGGGTCGGAAACCGAGAACCGTCAATGCCTATACGCAGCAAATCAGAATGGTTTTATTAGCAGCCAAAGAATGGGGATGGATAACCAATCTGCCAAAGTTCAAAATGCTTGAGGAACCTAAGCGCAGAGAACGTTGGCTGACTGCTGATGAGAAAAACAGGCTGTTTAAGGAACTGCCGGAACACCTGATACCGATTGCAGCTTTTGCGCTGGCTACCGGTTTGAGAAAAGCCAATGTAGCCGGTTTGCAATGGTCGCAGGTTGATATACCAAGGCGTACTGCATGGATTCATGTGGATCAGGCAAAATCATCAAGAGCGATAGGAGTGCCTTTAAATGATGAAGCGATGAATGTCATTTTAAGCCAGCGCGGTAAGCACAGAACTAATGTGTTTACTTACAAGGGCAACCCAATCAAAAACCCCGCAGGTACCGCATGGAGAAAAGCATTAAAGCGTGCTCGGATTACCAATTTTCGCTTCCATGACTGCCGGCACACATGGGCAACCAACCATGTCATTCAGGGAACACCAACGCGGCCACTTCAGGAGTTAGGAGGCTGGTCGAGTGAAAAGATGGTGCAAAGGTATGCCCATTTAAATACCGAGCACTTGCGCCGGTATGCTGGAAACTCTTCCCAATTTGACACCAGTTTGACACCAGCACAAACCCAATAA